TCACGAACATTTTCAGCACTTGATCCAATAGGTATCTCGTTACCAGACATAGGATCCATCATAAGACCCTCATCTCCACTACAAGCCATTCCACCGTGGTACATTTTAACATCATCCTGCTCAGGATCGTCCTCTACCACCGCCTGTTGAACAGCATCAGCTCTAGCTTCTTCATAACTGTTTAGCTTGCCATCCTTGTTTAAATCTGCTTTTTTATTGTCGCGTTGGTATTTATTACTTGCCATTTCTAATCCTGCCTTTGTAGTGATGCCTTTTCTAGATTCTTTAAGACTTTCCATTATTTCAATCCGTATTGTTTTTCATTCCAGAGCTGCCATTCCTCGCGATCTAACATTAACCAAGGAGGAGTACTCTTAAGCTCTTCGGGGGTCATGTCTCGGCGAGCTTGTACCAAGCGAGACTTAGCCTCACCCATCTCAAGATAGTAAATTTCAGTATCTGAAAGGTTTCTTAGATTAGCTGTTTTACCTTCTACGATTTGCATGTATTTTTTATATAAATTCATGCCTTCGTCACTTTCCAGTACCCGTAAAAGTAACTCAGCTTTTTGCTTTCTAAATTCTAAATCTTTATCCGTACCTTTAGAGGAGTACGAAGAGTCATTAGACTTTTTAGAAGCTAACATGTCCGTATTTGCTAAAGTAGCAATGAAATCTGACCTATTGGATTCAACCATAGCAGGATCTATCTGAGTGTTAGCCATTCTATAGGCATAAAACCTATTTATTATTCTACCGATGCTGTCTTGAGTTCCATCACTGGGGTTCCAATACCCATCAACTGCAGGATTATACTTTTTAAGTATTTTTGCGGCTAATGGAGAACTGGCCCCCTCAATTTTTCCATAAATTACATCATCAAGAGATGTTTCATCTGAAAAATTGTCCAAGTCGAACTTTGATTGTGCATCGAATTTAGCCGTATCGGGTGTAGCTTTAAGTAAGTGAGATAGTCTGCCACTAGCCTTATCGCTATCTTTAAATGCAGAGCTCATCATGGAGTCAAACTTAGTTTTTATCCTTGCTCGTGCTCGAGGGGATCTATCTGAGCTAAAGCCCGCTCCAGAGTCAGAATCAAAGATATCATCCGACCAATGCTGTGTTTCGTGTAACATTGTAGATAAAACCATCTGCGATCTTGCCTTAGCTACGGACTTTTTATCGTTCACATCCATACGCGCTACAATTGCTTTATCTGCGTCACTCTTAGGGCTATATATATTGTCTCCAGAATCCGTAAACGCACTGATCATAGATTGATTTTTATTTATTCTATTGTTTCTAACAGACTGTTTATCTGGGAAAAAAGTAGCCCCCCATACGCCCGATAGTTTTGCAGAGTCGGCTTGTCTCCTGCCCGCCTCAGCCGTAGGTAGATCATCCATATTAGTTACATTTGCAGCGCCTACTGCATCATAGAAATCATCATGGAATAGGATTTCATCTAATTTAGAAGTTGATTTTCCATCCCCTTTAGTTAGCTTTGGTTTGGGTAGATTTACTTCTTTAGTAACCAATACATCTTCATACTCTGGAGAATCTACATTACCAATTTTTGCCTTGAGCTCGGCTTGTATTCTAGCAATTTCGCTCTCTACAAACTGCGGTGGAACTTCTCCATTATCAGCCTGTCTACGCAAATTGATAGCTTCCATGCGAGCTCTAGTCTTGGCTTGAATAATCTCACCCTGTGATAGCCCAGCACCACCAACTTGTCGTCTAACTTTCTTCGTAACCGTTTTAGTTGGGAACGGGGCATCCTTAATTGTATCTGCAATCTCAGCTTTATTGTCCGGTATCTCAGTTAGCCATTCTTCTGCATCTCCCAGCTGCCATAATCCTGTCTTTGACCAGATGTCTTCTCGAGAAGATCCTCCAGCTTTTAGCTCATTAGCTTTGTCTACAATATCTTTACCGCCATTAAGTTTAGCAGCCGGTAAGAACATCCCTGCTATATCTTCGGGGTTTCCCTCTGGAGCTATATCAACAACCTTATTGATTGCTCTTGGAGCAGCTCCCATACCTAGGGTAAGTCCGAAGATATCCCCATAAGTGGCTGTGCCGGAGTTCATTATACGATCAAGTTCGTTAACCGTGCCTACAGTAGCATCATATGCAAAATCTTTTACGGCTTCCTTGCTAGGTAGATACGGATCCATAGCATAATCTTTAACTGCTCCCGCAACTACCGGAACTGTATCCACTATCTTTTCTCTAGTAGTACGCTGATCAGGGTTATAGGAAACTGTATATTCTGTACCAAATGAAGTTCTAAATCTCTGATTACCTGCTTCATCAAAACCTACCAACATATCATCTTCACTGGATCCCATAGGCCTCTGGAAGAAAGGTACATTCTTTAGTGTTAATGGGGCATTAGGATCCGTAGCAGTTGATGTTGCTTCTAGATCATCATCTTTGTTACCGAATATAAAGTCTAATGCGCCCACTACTCAGCCCCTTTAACCACTTGATCTCGTAAAGTTTTAAAGCGCTTAAGTTCACCAATCATTCCTTGGATCTCTCTAATAGCGCCTATATCTTTGGTTATTTCTAACTGCTCTCGTAGAATTGCTATTCGAGCGTCTGCGTAGGATTGCAGCATTCCAAAAGTGTCCTTTTGGTTCACCATTAAGAGAATGCTTCGGTAAAATTGTCTATCCATTTATTGTACCGGAGGTTGCGCTGGAGGCTGTGCTTCTTGAGGAGGTTGCCCACCATTGTCTCCACCACCGGATCCCGTGAACCCTGCAGCATCTGGCTCAGGAGCGGATCCCGGAGCTATGTTACCTCCCCCAGTTCCCGTAGGATCATCTGGATTTGGTGCGCCGCCTTCTGGAGCCTGTGTTGCCGGATCAGGTGGAGGCATCATCGACTGAATCTCAGCCATCATCTTAGCTTGAATCATCGCTTCCCTAGGATCGTTGAGAATACCATCCTCATCAAGATCCATAGATGCCGCCAACTCTCTAAGAATGTAGTCATATTTTACAAACGGAGCCATCTGTTGGTTCTGTGTCATTTGCATAAATTGTAGTAAGCGCTGGCTACGAACTTCGTTACGCATCAAGCTTTCTGTACCACGCGGGATAACCTCTAGATCACCAATAAACTGGGGATCAAAATTAAACTGCATATTAAAACTAAACAGTGCTTTTCCTAGTGGGCTAAGCATATAATCATCAATGTTTCGTACAACTGTTTTGATTGCCTGTTGTGCAGCACCCATAAGCATACTCATACCAGAAGCGGTTCGACCCACACCCATAATTCCAGTGCTGCCGTGAGAATAAGATGGAATACCTGTTGCTTCATCCGCAAGCTGTCGAGACTTATCAAACATCATCATAAGTTCTTGGGATACGTTTGGAAACTTAGTGCCGAAGATAGCTTGGCCCGGAGCCCCCGCTTGTCTGCGGAACACTTTGCCCGGATATACTGACATATCCTGACCCGGAACTAAGTTAGTTTCATCAATTTCAATTAGCAGGTTACCTGAGAGCGCAGCATTATCGATCGCCATCCGATAAGATCCGTTCATGAGCAGCTGTGTGTCTGCCATATTTTCAGCAACGCCAATGCCAAAGAATGAATAAGGATTAGCTTCGTAAGGAACTGCAGAGTATGGAATGCGTACTGGTGTAAAGGGGTTTATTACTAGGCGTAATATTTGACCATTACATACCCAAGCATTGATTTGGATCTGGTCTCTATCTTCTAGTTCTGTAGGTATCTCCATATCGGCTTCGAGAGCCAGCTCACTATCCAGTACACCCCAGTATTCTAGGATCTCATAGCGATCTACATCAGACTTATTCTGAGAATCTTCTAAGGTATCTTCCCAATATTCACGGATATAAGAAGACCCCATATCTATCGCCAACTCAATGCTTTCCTCACGAAAGTGTGGTCGGTTCTTTAGTTGGCGCATCTGAGTGCGATTTAACCTGTGGCGTTGTATGGTAAACTCAGTTTCATCCATATTGCGAGCATCCGGGTCAGGATAGAAATCCCAACATGAAACATACTCCACCTTTGGGATGGTTTCGAATATAGGTTCGTACTCTCCATCCTTGTTCCATTTGGCGTATTCTTTATCAAATGCAAATGGCCCTTTTAGGATACCTGTACCAAACAAAGACATCTCAAAAGACATGGATCGTAAGTGCTTAGAAGCAGACGTTTCCTCGAGTTGATCATGGATCTTCTTCTCAAGGTTCTGTGCAGCTTTCTTAGCGGGCTCGAATGTAACTGAGCCCGGATTAGATCCAGCGCCTAATTCTAATTCATTCTCAATAGGTTTAAGTTTATTAGAATATATACCTAGATCTTTGGCTATTTCTGGGCGAGTAATATTCCTTGGAACATCATAATCAACTCCAGTTTTTTCTTTGACTTTTTGCCTAGTCAGTGAGTTAGGATCATAGCTTACTTCACCCGCCACATTGTTAGGGAATTTACGAGATTCAATACCAATTGGGAATTTACTACCCGCGAACAAAACATCAATAATCTGACTATAGGCAGCAAGTACTTTAGTCTTAGTAATCTTAACAAACGCTTTAGATTTTTCCGTGTCCGTAAATTGAACTTCTGGGCCATATATACCACGGTAGTTTCTGTAGCCATCTAGCCAACGTGTTTCGTCCGTTAAACGCGCATTTTTAGATCTTAGGAAAGCAGAATTAATAAATCCGACGACACCAGAGTATTCGCTATTTTCTTGTTCCACATCCCCGTCTTCTTCAAGGGCTATGACGTTTGCCTCATCAGTCATATCTTCTTGGTTAATAGGGTCGGTAGGGGGCTTCATTAATGCCATTATCAGTATCCAAACATGCTATCTGAAGGTTGCCATTTCTGTTGTGGAATTCCTCGCCCATCATCAAAAGCACTAAAGGCTTTGGGGCGGGATTGAATTCCATAACGTATCGAGTCGTATGCGTGATCTGATGCGTATCTAGGATCAATATCATCTGATCCTTTTGGGTCGCTCGGTATCGTGGGAAGATCCGCAATAATTTGTCTACAAGTATTAAAGAACACTATTCCCGGCATCTGTGTGTCTTCGTCTACTTTAAGAAGTTCATGTAATCTGTTTTTGCCGGCAACCCGAGATCCTTTAGATCTATCTGAGGGTCGCCATCTACATCCTTGGGAAATCATTTCTTCCGCTATGGATGGGCCTAATTGTCCTCGTTGATGCCAGCATGAGCTATCTAATATTCCGTAGCTTAACTTCTCACCATTCTCGGCTTCTAGTACTGCCTTAGCTAGGTCTCTGCCTGTATGTTTGCTAAGATATAACTCTCTATAAACAATTAATGTATTGAAAGAAGGATCGATAGCATACCAGTGCACAGCGCTGTATGAGCTATAGCCATAGTCGGCAGATCTAAACTTACGCCAAGTATCTGGGATTTCGAAGGGATCAACAACATGTACGTTACTCCTAAATTCTGTAAAGGCTGCTCCACTGGCTACTGCCCAATCACCCTCTAGTAATTGTCGGCGTTGCATCTCAGGTAGAGAAAGAAGGTTGGCTTCGTATGCACCATCATTAGCTAGGTAAGGATTGTCGTATAGTGAAGCCGGTATAAACCTACGTTGGAATAATGGCTGACCCGCTTTAGATGGATGCGTGTCTGGGTATCTAAGATCTTCACCTGTATCTATATCCGTTGCGGTAAATGGAACATTGGCCGGAGCCGGATCCACAAACATTTTACGAACCCACCCATGTCCCGGCCCACCCGGATTGCTTGTAGCGCGTAGAAAGATCGGAAGATCTGGTGCGGTTGTCCGTAAACGGGAACGCATATAGTTCCAAGCGAAGGGCGTTGGATGTTGAGTGAGCTCGTCAAAGGCAATATAACTAAAAGCTTGCCCTTGGTATCTCAACACATCTTCGTCACGCTCCAAGTAAGTGAGCCACAAACGTGCTCCGCTTGGGAATACCCATTGGCTTTTCTTTTCTTGCCATTTGGCACCTTTAAAAGCCTTCGGGTATAACTCTTGTGTTTTCCATATAATTTCACGCAACTCATCTGTAGTCTTACGCAAAATTAACCCATTAAATTCTGGGTGTGAGAAGTATCTCATGGGGTCAGCTATTAGCGAATAAGTTTTTCCCCCACCGGCTGCGCCTCCATATAGTACCTCTCGTTCTATAGCAGATAAGAACTCTGTCTGAGGCCCCGGATTAGGAGCAAATACAATCTCCTTCTCTTCTGGGGCAGCGTCAAAATCTAAAGTTTCACTTATCGTCTTACGGGGTGTTAGAGTAACTTCTTTGGCGGGTTTGTCTTCCCATTGCTCTAGTTTTTTTTTCTGTAGTGTCAGTACACGCTTAGCATCCGCAGCTTTTCTTTTAATCTTAGCTTTGGCTTTTTCTGGGCCAGTTTTAGGAGCCCTTGCCTTGCGAGTCTTCTTCTGTTGCTTTTCTCTCTTGTTTCCATCTAGAGCACCTCTGCGCTCCTTCCAGATCTTGTTAATACCCTGATGCGAAATAGACTTACCCGTCTTTTGAGTAAGCCACGCAGCAGTTTCTCTGAGAGATCCACCTTTATCTATGTGATCAAGCGCCTCGACTATAAAATCCATCATATCCTCGTCCGGTATTAGGATACACGGATCGTTTTCAGAGGGTCGGTAGCCATACGCTACTCTAGCGGTTCTATTAGCCCTGCGTTTGTCGGGAAAATCTGAATTTTTTGTCATTCACTAGCTTGTTTTGGGGGAAGTATGAAAATACCACCTTCTGGGCCTTTGACTTCAACTGTTTCCCTTTTAACAACCCCAGCTCGGTCTAAAACTTCTTTAGCAGCCGATATTACGTTCTTTGCACCTAACGCACTAGGATCTAGCATAACATTAGTAAGCCCAACTGCTGCTCTAGGAGCATTCATAGCAATCATTAGATCGGCAGCGGCAATAATGTCATCTTTAACGGGCTCTACAGCCTCTTTTATCGTTGTATTCTTTGAATATCCTGCGATATCCATTGCAGTCCGAGGATCCCCAGCTGCGTCACCCATCAATGCATCAACAAATGCTTGTTGGCGTTCTGTTAATTTCTTTTTTTCCATTATCTCAAATACACGAAGGCTAGGCCAAC